GCAAAAGATGCATCATCTCATTAAGCTCTTGCACATGAAGCAATGCTCACCTGAGTTGGCGGAATTCGTAGACAGTTGTTACACATGTGTAGGAACTGTACGTGATGGGTGGAGTGAGTTGAAATATAAGTTAGATGGAACGGTTAAGTCAGGCCATAATGACACGACTTCAGGTAACACATTAATCAATATGCTGATTGTCGCGTCTACCATGTATGTTTTGAACATGCGTGGTAACGTCATTGTAGCTGGCGATGATTCCCTCGTAGTTGTGGATGGTGATTTTGACATTGATCAGTATATCACATCAATAAGTGCGTATGGAATAGTTCCTAAGGCTCGTAAGTTTAGTAGTGTCGATAGTGTTTCATTTATCAGTGGTATGTGGTTGCGCCAACCGAATGATAGTTTTGCATTTATCCCCTTTTTGGGTCGATTATTGTGCAAATTGTGGTGGACTGTGTCTCCACCCGTCATCCGTAAAACTCAGGCCCTCACTGATTTTGATTTTCGTAATTACCGACACTCCGTTGTATCAGGATTGAAACCTTCTGTAGGCGGTTTGCCTGTTTTTAAGCAATTTTTGGCATCACATGATTATGTTGATGCAGAAGTTGTGGAGATAGACAAGACTCGTTTTACTCCTTATCATACTGGTGTCCAGGTTGATTATGAGTATTCACTTCAGGTTATGGCTGAACGATATGACGTTTCAAAATACGACCTCATCGCTTTTGCTGACTTCCTCACTGATCTTCAAGGTAAAGCCGGGTTTGCTAGCCACTCTGTGGCCAGTAAAATTATCTCGGTTGATTGTGCATCATTGATGGATCGTATAGCTAATGACTGATACCAAGTACACTGGTATATTTGTACAATCTTCAACTTTTCCCTTTTCTTCTATAGTATGGAGCAAACTTCCTTAGATTTCTCCAATCTCCTCAAACAATATGGATTATCGGATGCATCCTCCAATTGGTTGCAGCGTGTGCCGCACCCAGCTGGAGGTAATACTTCATCTTGTATTCCCGATCTTAGCCGCATTCCGTCCTTGTGTATGGACTTTCGTCCTACCATGGTTATTGCCACTCAAGAATCATTCGGAACTTCTGACTGGGATTGTCTCATCTGGTGTCCTCCAGGTGATGCAACCGGTGCGATTGTCGTTGTCGGTCCTGCTGGAACTGATTTCGAGCATGCGGTTCCGATTGGTACGTCAGGTGGTTCTGTGGTTGCTTCAGTTCTGTCTTTACAGACTGGAGTGGAGACTGCTGCGATTACTTTTGGTCGCATTTTTGAAGCACAGAGTGCTCCTGCGACGCTTGCGTTCCAGACTCTCCAAGCATCGAGTTTACCTCAGCAATTCCGTACCAATTATCGGTCATTGACAGCATCTTTGACAGCTTCTGCCCTTAATAATCAAGGTACGGTGTATTCGACTCAATTTGCTAGGCAGTCTATTGATTCACGTCGTCAACGTCCTTTTCCGGAAGCACGTGGCGTGACCAATGCTGCAGCCGAGGTATTAACTTACCTCCCTTTCAATGAGAACACCCTCAATATTATTAGTCCGAGTGCGGAGACACGCCCGGCTAAAGATGGTGTTTATATGCCATTGCGTTTGTGCGGACCAACCCAGCCATTCGTTCAACCATGTATGGTTATGGATGGGACTTTGGTACAGTACACTCAGGAGAGTTCAGGTAGTACCCCTTATGACACTTCATATTATAAGGGCATTCCTAACTTTATTAATGACGATGCAACTGGTGTGGATGGTCAATTCACTATCAGTTGTCTACCCGTGCCCGTCTGCAACCCTGCCCCAGGTGATGGTGTTCCACCCTGGGCTACAGCTGTCCCTGTTGTTGTTAGTGGAAGTTTCGACTATATTGGTTTTGAAACTGCTTTCAGTGTTTTGGATTTAGGTTATGATAATTGTTCACATGGAGTTACAATTTTTCGTGGCTTAGATCCAGCAGCGACAATTACATTGCAGATGTACGTGGGCCTCGAAATTATTCCTCGTACTGATTCACCAGTCCGCTCTTTTGTCACGGTCCCTCCTCCCCCCGATCCGCGTGCTTTGCATATTTATTATGATATAGTAAATTCTATGCCAGTATCTTATCCTGCAAAATACAACTCATTTGGTCTCTTGTTACCGTTGTTGTATCGAGCTTTGCGTGTGGTTATTCCCCACGTTCCAGGGATGATACGCACAGCCGTGGAAATTGTGCGAGAGATTCGTCGACCTCAGGCTGCTGTGACGACAGCAACCAAAAATCTTCTAAAACAATCAAAGAAATCCAAGAAATCGCAGAGTGCTCAGCGGTGAG